GTGGGCATCCGGGCTCGTGAACAAACAAATGTTCACAAGCCTTAAGTTGAAACAAACTAAAGTGCACCCCTACCACCTCAAAGAGGCAATCGGGCGTGAAAGGGCTTTTGGGCACCACCCCGCTCCCAACACTAACTCTGGTTCCAACAATATTTACATTATATATACACACAAAGAATATCTACAAATCCGAAACTAAGCAGCTGGAGAACAAAGCATCTCCATTTCAGGAATGTCAACGATCTCGTTGAAAACCTTAATGGAGCGCAGCTTTGCCTCAATCTTCTCAATATCCATCACAGTCACACCGTACATCTTACAAAGATATCCGGCGTACTCTTGACGGTCTGAATGGCACTCTTTGGGCGCGACTCGTGGTGCATCAGTATACTGGCACCAATCGGTCAATTTCCCCTCTTTACCGACCCTTATATATGCATGGGCAAGTTCCTCCCAAATAGGGAGGCCTTTAGACCAAGCGAGTAGTGACATCCCCTTAGCATAGCACAGACTTCTACGATCAGCTTCCTGGTCCTTGCTTTGACGAGGTAACTTAGTAGTCCATGACATACCTTGGAGAATGTTTTCAGGTATCCTAACCATACGGAGTCCATATGTGGTTCTAAAGAAGTGAGAGGATAGAAAATCCATTTCTTCAATGTCACCATATTTGATAAACTTACAGATCTGACCGAGTCCATGTGATCTGTATGCTTGCTCCATGTGGAAGTACCTATGTACGGCAGCATCAACTACAGGCTGCAACTCACGTTCAATGCCAAACAAAACATCATCACCTTTAACCAAAAGGAAAAATTGGTGAGGAAGAAGTCCGGCCTTCTCGAAAGTGTACAACCAGTAGGAAATCATCAAAACAGTGTTGCCAAAGGTGGTCCAGCCATCGCCAGACGCACGACCTTCAGCTTTGTAGTTAACGGCTCCTCGACCAACATCAACATCTAACAAAATGGCATCATTAAGAATAATCATCGCAATCTCAACATCTAAGGGTGCAGCAAGGGTGCAGTTGATATGGGTTATGCACCGTCTGATCAACTCATTCATCCTCTGATTCATCCTTCGAAATTGGGTCATGTCAAATCCTGATCCATCAGCAGCACCCATTAAACAGTCTCTCAGCCGGCACATGCCATCCCAGATAGTTTTGGCTATTCCGGGCCAATCCTTCATTCCACAGTATTCTGGGAAAAATTCATGAGCTAAGTGTTCAAGGGCATTGATGATGGGGTTTACTAAAATTTTCTTAATTAAGCCGGGTCCTGATATTTGTCGCTCTTTAACAGTGTTCTCAATAGTTTCTCTCAACCACTGGGCTACAGCGGATTTTTGCAACTCGACTTTTGGGAATGATTGGTAGACATCATGACAAGTTTCGTCCACATCGAGAACCTTACCAGATTTGACGGCAGCGTCAACCATGGCACGGATCTTTTCAGTATACTTCATCTTCCAGACATCGATAGATATGTAGAGTTCTTTCTGATCTAGGAATTTCATAAATCGTTTCTCTATTATCTCGCGATTAAACCATCTTTCCCAATCTGCTATAACGATAGGGTCAAAAGTCACTTGATTGGAACAGGCACGATACATAGCGGCAGCAGCACAGCATTTACAAGGTTTCTTTACTACACCAATTCTCTTATTTGGGTAGTCAATCACGGGTCCAACCTGGTGAGCGTATATTCGATCATCGGGAATGTTGCATTCCAGGTTTTCAGGTCTCCAACTGTCGTCACGGTACTTAAATTTCGGATCAAATCTCATATTAGCTGCTGGGCGCAACCTTTTCTTATCAAACACACAGGACCCAGCTATATCCCAATAAGCATCTTTACAATCCTTATGTTTGTCAAACTTGATACTCTTCAAAAGAGCAACAAGTAAGGCAACAAAGAACATCCAGATCCAATCGGTTTCCAGTTCAGTCTCAGTGTGTTGGTTAGAACGGGCTTCAACACCAACAGTTTTGGGAGCAGTGACTCGCAAGTACAACATGGAACAGACAAAGAACATCATGATCAACGACCATTTGAGAAGTTCTCCGAAGTTGATTGTCAACGAAGTATCTAAGCCTTTGTACAGTCTTCTGGCTGTTTGAACAACCTCAGACGTGTTAACATACCTTGCGGTACGGCCTGCGATACCCGAAGTAATATTTTGCGCGATAAGGAGTTTATCTTCAGCACCAGCAATCATGCTAAGAGTCATAACTCCATTTGTGGGTTTGCCTAAAGCCTCACGAGTTTCAAGGACTTTAGCAACATCACTTAAACCTTTTCTTGTCTCACGGACAATGTCGGCAGGTTCGAATTTACCCATCATCGAGGGTAAACTCTTTGCAACCTCTTTAATTGGGGCTTTAACTATCTTTCTCTCCACTTTCTTACATCGTAAAGTGGCATAGGCTCGTTTATACCAAGGATGGGAGTTGATGGAAAGGATTAAATTGTCATCCTTAACAGTGACCTCTTCCAGTTCACTACCATATGATCGCTTAATAAGTTCAACAGCTTCTCTGGTGTAGTCGGCCTCAACGTCTATAACGACCTGAGTCTCAATATTCAAGAGAGGAGCTTGAACAAAGAAATCGACAAAATGAGTGGCACCTGGCACTTTGTAGGTGGTCTTGGTAACCTCAACGACAAGATAAGGAACCTGTCCATTGAGAAGGCGCTCTTTGACTTGGAACACAAGATAAAACATATGTCCAGAATCGAAACATTGGTATTGCCAAATGTCACGATCTGTATTGAATATCTGCTGTTCGAGTACTGGTTGGCCTTTCACAGAGACAACAGCTTTGTAGCCATGTCGATCACGTTCGACAATGACTTCTCCGCTTTTGTCATAGAAAGCATAGGCTCCTTTGCCCTCCCTTCTGCACCAATCATAATCATAGAAACTTAACAAAGCAGTTGCTCCGTCGTTCCTGTGAAGTGTGTTGCGCAGCTTGGCGAAGGCACCGTCTTTATGTATAGACTCAATGGCAGTCATATATTTAACGACTCGGTTGCAGGCGCAATTTAATGGCCAATCAACACCGAATTTGTGGGAACAATGGTGGCCAGCATACCCAGCTCGTGAGGCCTGACTGAGCACAAGCTCATCATATCCATCACGCACTGGTTGCATGGAATGGACTCTGTCGCCAAGATTCATCTCATGAAGTTTGCTTGCTTCAGATCCGAGATCGACTATTGAGTCCTTTTCTTGTAAATAACCTTCGAAAATTTTTCCAAATCCGAAGTCCTTGAAAAACTTCTGCGGCGCAGCTAAGTTTCTGTAGCGATTGTTGATGTATAACTTATCTCGTAAATGTCCGAAAGAAGTATTTAGGAATGTGAGCATCTCAGGGCCTGCTACATCATCCATGGCGATTTTATTCTCTCGACCAAGGGCGTCGAAAGGTTTTTGTTGTGCACGTGGTGCGTGCACACGAGGGGCAACAATTTGTACATTGTTTTGATTCATATTATATAAGGGGTTATGTAAAGAGCGTGTCCGCTTTAAATATATACAGTCTTCGGC